TTTGAATTGCATTGCGGCGGTAGAGTGTAGGCTGTGAACCTTTGAGGTAGTACCACTTGGCAGCAACGGAGGCTAGACGTAGTACACCAACAGCGCCGGTCACTGCGAAACCACCAGAGATGATCTGGTTGTAAGCGCTGGAGAAACCGGGGTAAGCGGCCAGGTCGTAGACGAGGCTAAGACCTGTGGAGGCGGTGTTGATGATGTCAGACAGTGCAGGGACTGCACTAGTTGTGGCCCAGGTGGTAAGACCTTCGGGGAGAAGTTCGGCGATGAAGGTGAGGTCGTAGAGGCCAGGACCGGGGATTGAGATTTCCCCGGTGTTAACGTTATACGTGATGAGAGGGTTCTTCTGTGAGAGTTGGAGGAAAGTTTCCTGAGTCATCCCGGCCAAAAGGTTACGGGGGTCAGTGATTTCGACAACTCCGGGATCGTTCCCGTCATCGAGGACATTGTTGTAGCGGTCTGCTAGAGTGTTGGCGGAGAGAGACAACTCAAGAGCAGGCGCGGCCCCTGGGGTGGGGACGAGGAGGTCTACGGTGTACTCAACCCAGAGGGAGCCCAGAGAGAGGTTGGGGACGCCTACACAGGCAAATGAAAACGTGCCGCAGTTGTAGTTGGTTATGTCCGCAGATACTGGGATACCGGAGGGGAGGGTTACGTACTTGAGAGGTTTGGACTGGTACATAGCGCCAATGTTCGCCGTGAAGGACGCGCGATTCCAGGTATTGGACTCAACGAATCCCATAGTGCTGGATGCGGCCTGCTCGGAGGGTGGGGCTTCATCAGCGTTGTCGTAGTCACAGAACATTTGAATAGCTCCGGGAGTGGTTGTGGGGCACCTCGGAACGTACTCGAACTTGAGACGGCGAAAACGGTATGACTCCCACTGCCATGCCATAGTGGCAAGCCAGGGGAAGACGGTTGCTTCACCCGGATTGAGGGGGAGTGTTTTGATGATGGACCAGGCTTCAACATCGTTTTGTAGACGACCGATGAGTTCTCTGTGAGTGATAGTCATCATGTTGTTACCACCCACAAAGAGTGGTTTGTTGTTACTGATACTGGTACCTCTGGCGGCTGGTGCCGCGACTGAGCGCATCCTACCGGGAGCGCTAGTCTTTGAAGGCTTGGAACGGGCCTTCTGGGTCTTCTTCCGAATGACCCCCTTCGGGGATTTCTTCTTTGCTGGCATTACTGAGGTCCTGCCACTCCTCAGTTAAGAAAGCCCGGACTTGATCTTCATCAGGGTGACCCCTAAGGAATTCCAAGAATTGCTCACGTTCGGCAATTGAGAATGGTTTGTTCACGAGGTTGAAAAGCGGTTTCGCAATCTCGTGTACTAGTACTCCTGTCTCATAGTCCCAATCGGCCGAGCAGAACCTAAACCAGCCAGTGCTGGTCTTGGCATCACGCATGGTGTGGCCATAGGCTGCTGCTCGATTTTCGTAATCTGGCACCACGTCACCTACTAGGTCATCCCCTGCCGCGCGATTCCAAGTACCACCGCAGAGGCGATGGATACAGGAGCGAATTTTGGAGTTGCCGGACGACGTGTCATTACCGCCTGTCTTCATCCAAGAACAGAAGTCTTGGGACAACAGGGTGCCGTCTGCTAGTACGAAGACGGATGTGCCAGTCATTTCTAACTGGAGGTAAAGGGCCGCGATGAACGCGGACGGTCGGCTTGGCATGGCTCCACCATGCTCTTGGAAGGTGCGGAAAAGGAAACCCAGCTCGATTTCCCAATCCTGAACCGAGAAATCCCAACCTGACATGTCGCTGTGGCCATAGGGGCCAGGCGGCAATTTATCGAGGAACTCGGCGACTTGAATCGCGGAGAACCCGATGCCAGGGGCTGAAGGAATATCGGTCCAAGAAGAGATCTCGCGGGTGTTTTGATTGACGACCACAAATTTCAAAAGCAAGTTGTCCACAGCACTGACGCTGTGAATCAAACGAACACGCTTGGTTCGTCTTTTCTCTGATTTGTGGCCTTCGTTCTTTACGAAGATTCTAATTGGGTCCATAAGACCACATTCTACTTTCTCTTCCGGAGAAAGCTCAACGTCAAAAGTGACGGCCTGCAAAGCTAAACGTTGGATACATACCTCTACCAGCCAATCTATAGGCAGGTCTCTTTGGGAATTGTACTTCTTCAGGTATGGGTAACCTGGGGAAGAATCCTTTAGAGTCGATGCTAGAGTGGTCAATTTCGCTCGGACTTCCAAATCCGCGTCTACGAACTGCCGTGCCCAGTAGGGACCGGCTGTGGGGCCGTGTGCTGGGGCGTAGTCCGAGAGGAGGGTCTGGAGGGCGGGGGTACGGAAGAGGCTGGGGGCGTCTTGGATTGTTTGCTTCGCTCTGTTCGCTTGGAACTTGAGGCTGCAGTGCTGGGCGTCGGCGCCACGGTCTGGCCAGTCGAGGTCGCTGATGGAATCGGCGAGGGCTGAGAGGCCGCGGGCGCGGAGGCAGTCTGCTGCTTTGGCTGTCTGCTTTTGGGCTGACTTTTGCTTGGGTGAGACGTCACGCCTTGAGACACCACCGCAAGTGTGGAGACCGTGTGCGTAGGGCTCGGGGGTGCCCCATCTGTATCCTCCCATTGAACGGATGGCTCTAAGTTCGCCGACAGGCAAGCCGAGAAGGCCTCGTCCAACAACCGCTTCTGACTTTTCGCAAAGAGCGACCATGTGGTGTTCCAGTCCAAGGTGCTTGTGGACTGCAAGGCAGTCCGAAGCGCAGATCCAGCTTGTCTGTTGTAGTCCTGGCGGGCTGCCTGGATCCCCCCGCGTGTCGTCTGAGGAGACGCGGGGGGCCTCACGTTTAAATGGATTGAAATCAACTCGTTGAAGCACTGCTCAAGAAACTCGGGGGAGTATATAGGAGCGCCTGGCTTCGCCACTTGTCTGGATATGGGCCGGGGGGCCGATGCAGAAACAGAGGTGGCAACGAGATGTTTACGGTCAATGTCTCCCTCTTCATCATCTTCGACCAACTGCTTAGCCTCAGTACGAGGTTGGGGAGGGGGTCTCACCGGCGCCGCCATGCTTGGGGAGCTGGGGGGCGGTTGGTGTGATGCTGGAAGGGGGGACAAAGACAAACCATTCTCTTTGAGGAACGCAGAGACCGTTTGAAGGGTCAAAGCTGAAGGTTGGGCTGAAACAGCAGCCGTGATGGCAGACAACGAAGAAGGGTGAGCTTTGGTAAGCGTTTCAGTCATTGCGACCGCCACGGGTGGTGGTTTAGGAGCGGGGGTGGAGGGTGGTGGGGGACGGCGGAGGGCTGCGGCGGAAGAGAGGGACTCTGGACGGAAAACAGCAGAAGCAGGATCAACACGCGGGGCTTTGGGGTCTCGGGTGTCGACCATGTAATCATCAGCATTGTGAAGTTCTTTCTGGGCGTCGGCTCGAACAGCG